TATGAAGATATGCTGCGCGCTGTCAATCTTAGCTTTTTGAAAGTTCATGATGTGGCCATCGCCTAAACGAATAACATCGCCGTTATATAGCGCGTAACGTGTAGAGAACTCGTGAAGCTTTACATCAAGTGTGTCTACACCGTTCATGACAATGCTGGTTGTGGTAAGTACCTCACCAAGACTTCCACCAGCCATGAGATGATCATCGATTGCGTACTTTTTGCCAACGCCAGAGCTAAACCGGCCAACTCTGCATAGGTGCACCTCGGCGCCTAAGCCTCTTAACGTGATGGCCAACTTTGTTTCAGCTAATGCAACCTGTTCGTTTGGCTCGCCTTCTTCCTTGGCGCCGTCATAATCAAATACAATATAGACTTTGCGACTCTTGGACTCAAAGCTGGTCTTTTTACGCCACATGACTTGCATTAAGTCCTTATGTAAATGGAGACCATTCTTGTCGGTCCAAGAAGTGACTCCAGCCAACCCGATGCAGGCGTACAATAGGTTATCCTTAACTAATGTTTTGGTGATGGCCCAGGCCTTGAACTCCCCTTCGGTGATGATGATAGGGATTTCCACATCTTTAATAACTTTACTCCAATTCGTGCGTGGGGGAAAGTAAATATGTGAGCCTGAAGCACGTGCTTGGCTATATTTCATCTTGCTCTTAGGAATAAGAAGCCTTACGCGGTGGAAGCTGGTAGCAATACCATCGACTCCGTAATACGGCAGTTTAACTGACCACTCATAAGTGTGGCCAATTAGCGCCTTGGTTTGGTCTGGAGATAAGAGCTCCAACCCTAAGAGAGCAATGTCAGTATCATCGAATTGGCGGTCAAGCAGAAACTTTGTGTATAATTGTTCAGGTGTGATAACACTTGCGCCAAACCCTGATGGCACAGTTTGTTGTTGCATATATGTCCTCTTTATTCAGATAACGAACGCCTAGATGTTTACTCCACCTAGGCGTTTGTTCATTTTAATTCATTCTTTTGTGATAGCACTAAATTTATACTATCTTGCTGTATGAGTTGTGTGTCTCGCATATACTTCCCTTTCAATGA